TGTCTTCTTCTGCAGAGCTCGACGTCCCCCAAAAGGAGGGCGGGAAGCTTGAGGCCGCAAGGAGGTTAATCCAAGCGGTCCTCCCGCAAGAGGTTTTTAACCTCGAAACGGGAGAGCGCACAGGTGTTTTTATCACCCGTGCGGACCTCGAGGTGGGTCGAAAGACCCCCGGCGAGGTTGTGTTCATGAATTCTTTTCAGAAATTCACGGACGGGACCGACCTGAAGAGGTTATACCTCGTCAGGGCGATCGCTGTGGCTGCACCCGGCAAATACCGGGTTGCAACCGCAAGTGCGTTAGAGCACGCGGCTCTACTGCACCCGCTGGCGCACATCATGAAGGTGTGCGTCGGCGAACTGGAGTCAACCCGAGCAGGGATGACTGCAGGAAACCATTTGTGGGACTTTTACAGTCGCATACGTGGTCAGGACATCCAAGTCGCTTCGACTGCGGACGTCCCCTTCGACAAAGAACTTTGGTTCTCGTCGGAGGATTGGGAGGCCGCGTCCGACTCTCTGAATAGAGAGTCGAGCGCAGTCGCCCTGATGGTCGTAGGGAAACGCTTCGGCATTCCCTCCGCCTATCTGCGGCTCTGTTCTAAGGTGCTCACGCACCCGAGGATAGTGTCGCTTCCCGATAATCTCCCGGAAGATATTCCGAGGATTGTCGTTTCCACGAGTGGCGTCCTGATGGGCGACCCCGTGACGAAGATCATCTTACAGTTGTCTCACAACATCTGTAGATGGTCGGCCTGGTGGCGTCTTCAGACGTTCACCAGGCAGTCTTCCCTGCTTCGAGGCTTTAGCCGCGAGACAGAGAAAGGCCCGACGTCCCTCTGGGAGGAGCGCCGGGACGGCGAATTCGAAGTCGGGCTAACGCCAGACACCGAAGACGCCGAGGGCGGGGTGCGCCCTACGGTATACCGTAGAACGCTACTCCGCAGGCGCCGGCCGGACCCTAGGGTCCTGGCTGGAGCTGTCCGCGTGCGGGAATCGTTATTTAAAACGAGGTCCGCTCGCATCGAGCGGTTCGAGTCTCTGCTCGCAGAGACGCCGCTCAACCCCCCAAGCCAAAATCGCTTGGGCGGTGCGCTAAATGAATTCTTCAGAATCATGAAGCGCGCGGAGCCGGACGCGTAAGCGTCCGAGCCCGCGCGGATCCGGACGCGTTAGCATCCGGACCCGCAAGCCTATGGGTGTTGGTCACCGTACCGACGCTCGTAGCGCCGACCTTTTAGGTCACCGCCATAGG